GGATCTACTGGAAACTCCAGAATATGGATGCCATTTCTGAAACACCACGCCATAGCTTCATAGTGTTTGTCTGTTACTCTTGGCATTTTTCGTCTTTTAGGAGCTTTCATATTTGGTGATTATGTTCACTGATTATCTAGATATTTGGTGAATAGATCAGAAAATCTATACAAAGATCAAATGTTATGTATAAAAAAATTCATTTTCTTAACAAAAGGAGTGATCAGAAAGGCACATCAGTGACTACTGTAAATCCTCTACCTCCATCTGCATGACGATAGACTCCACCATTTTTAAAATCTGGAGCTATGGCAAATTTACCCTGTCTGCCATTTTCTTTGCGCTTTACTTTCTGGACATGGATAGTAACTGCATCAGATCCATATTTAGTCTTGTGACCTAGCTCTCTGTAGACAGTCAGACATCCATAAGATTTATTGAAAAAGTCTGATGATCCAGAGATGTCGTATGGCGTTGGCACTTTAAATCCACCTTGAGGATTGACTTCCATTTTTCTGGGATGCGCTATAAGAAAAAGATGAGTGTTTGTCTGCTGGACAAATTGAGTGATCTCTGATAGGATCTTAGACACATAGTTTAGATCTCGCTGAGCTGAGTGATCCAGCATATTGTATGGATCTATCACACAGATATTAATTCCTTTTTGGAGTACCAGCTCTCTAAACTTATTTAGGATCGCCTTGAGTGTTAGGTTTTCCAGATCGATCTTAACAAAATGAAAATGATCCTCTATAAAGGCTTTAGATCTGTTGAGCTTATCACGATCACATTCTGACTCATTGAGCTTATTTGCGATGCGTTTGATATGTCCCTCAAAAGGGAAAGACTCTGGAGCAAAAAAAGCAGTTTTAAATCCATGCATAGTAGCCATATTGACTGCTATCTGATCGATTACATCTGACTTACCAGAGTTAGGTATGCCTGTGACTACTGTCCACTCTCCCAGAGCTATCTTAAAGTAGTCATCGCTCTCTGCAAGTCCCAGAGAATAGTTTTTGATTCCAAATTCAGAATAGTTAAGTACACTACTCCAGATGTCATTGATATTTAATACACCCTCTATAGGGAAGTTTTTAGCCTCTTTAAGACACTTTCTCAATGCTTCTGGACCTTGCATACCTAAAAGATCGTTAGCATCCTTAAAATCGCTTATTTCGACATATTTGCATCGATGTCTACCTAANCTTCTNGCCAGCTCATTCCTTAAAGACATTCCAGCCTCATCATTATCAGTAAATAATACAATAGACTCCATGTTCTCAAAATACTGCCAGCAGTTATCCAGATACTTTAGACTCTGGTTTCCTTTAGATGCGCCATTTGGTACAGAGACCACTGAATAGATCCCAGCCTCATGTAGTGACAGTGCATCCATCTCACCCTCCACGATGTAGCAGTGCTTTGAGTCTTTGATATTATCGATACCATAAAAGATCAGCTCAGCTCCAGAGACCATTTTAAAGTTTTTCTCTGCATCTCTAAACTTCACATTTACCAGCTGGCCATCTCTGTAGTAGTTGAAATTAATCGCCTTTCTGCGCTTGTCTACCTGTGGAAACCACTCTACTGACTCTGTGATACCCCAATTCGCTAAAGTAGCCTCTGAGATACCTCTCTTTTTAAAATACGCTATAGTACGCTCTGATAATTCTACGCCATGTGCATCTGGTAAGATATACTCCTCTTTAGGCTGGAGCTTGACATTACCAGAAAATCCACAGTTATGACAGTTGTATACGCCTTTTTCCAGATTCAGGGATAGACATTTGTCTTTTTTGTTTTTTCTCGTGTGTGAGCATTTTGGACATAGTGTTTTTTGTTCTACTGCGTTGCTCTTGATCTCAATGCCTAGAGCTGTAAATTGTTCGATCATTCTATTATCTTGTTTGCTAGGTTAATTAAATCACTGTGTTTGACCATCACAGCTATATCTTTTCTCTTTTTTCGTCTGTAAGGCTTATACAAACCTTTCTCATGTTTTGCTGGTATGTTTGGGATCTTAACTCGACACCATTCTAGGAGTTCTAGTCTGTCTACGATCACCCAGAGATCATAAATATAAAAAGCAATAGCATCAGCTTTGCCATAGATCCAGCCTTTTCTACCTATCACATTCTGAAACTCGATCCAGTGATGATCTCCTTTATCGCCTTTGACATCGTATTTGATCCCATTATGCTCCAGATCCCAGTGATCATAGATATCCTGTTCCTTAGTTGCCCAGATCACATCGCCTCCTAGTTTCTCTGCAAACTTTCTCTCAAAGGATCTACCTATCTCCAGATCCAGATCCTGTTTTGCCTTAATCTTTGGATCTAAACTCATAGCGATTGATNTCTGGAGTNAAAGTCTCAGCAAAGATGTCGATATANCTTACGCCTTCTTTATTGAGCTGTGTNAGCTTGATNAGTGATCTGATGTTCTTTGCCCAGAATTGATCAGCCATTGCTTTCTGGAGTATGACATAGACTTGTCTGGGATTGTAGCCATACTGTTTCTCTAAACGCTCCAGCTCTTTGATCCATTTGATATGCTGAGCCTTAGTCTTTGGTCGATACCTTTCTGGAAAAAGAGGTAGGATATGCTTATATGCTTTCTTTAAATTTTCAGGCGCTTTATATTCTTCTTTATTATTAGTAGTTATACTAGTATATAATACTGGGACATTTTTGTCTACCCCCCCTAGACATTTTTGTCCACCCCTATGGACATTTTTGTCTACCCCTCTTACAGTGATATATCTGCCAGATACTTTCTTGTCATTGTACTGGTACTCCACTTCAATGTGATCTGCTTTTTTAAGCTCTGAGATCCATCTTGAGATCGTCTTTGGACTTACCTTATAGATGTTAGAAAAAAACTCATTAGAGGCCCAGCAGTAGCCTTCTTGATTTGTTAGCGCTGTGATCTCAGCATAGAATAATTTAGCATTAGGGGACAGGCGATCATCATACCTAACATCAGCTGGTATGAANGCCCAGTAGTTTCTATCCATAATCGTGTGTTATTCGATCATGTCCTTGATCTCGTCACAAAAGACTCGTATTTCGTCAAAAACCTTTTTAAAATCTTTGGCTGGGATTTTGTCATCCCCAAAAATTGTAAAAAGACACTCNACTAATAGATCAAATTCTACCCTAGTCATTTTGCCATAATAGACAAATTTAGGATTATGATCCAGAGTTGAGTCAGTGCGCCATACTTTGTCATCGATCTCTGAATAGTAGACCTTTGTGTATTTGCTATAGCTCATTGTTAAAGTATTTATCGATTAGATCCTGTGCTTTATCAAAAGAGTTAAGCCAGACAGCAAACCATCCTAGATCAGAGAGATCCTGTAGTATCTCCTTTTGATTCTGAGTTGGTTTATTGTAGCCTACTTTTAGCTCAATGGCAAGGCCATGAAATTTATTGTTTGGATTAAATATCAGTATATCTGGTACGCCAGAGAGGCCTCCTAAGTACTTAAATTTAAAACGCTCGAAAGGAGTACGCTTTCCCTCGTTCGCTACATGAATTACGAGCGCTTGAGGATATTGGAGCTGTAGATAGACTATCACCTCTCTCTGTAGCTTGTCCTCTTTGCTTAAATACTTATGGAAACCTCCAGCCATACCTTATAAAATTATAGCTCCATCTGGAGTAGTATCATAGCCATTATAGCCTACAGCGATACCTGTCTCTAGATAAAACTTCCAGTCTTTNAAAACTCTCTCAAATGCGATCTCTCCATCATCGATCTGCTCATCATTAAGTGCATACACTTGGCAAGTATAGGGATGTTTTGTTTCCACTGCAATAAATCTCCAGTTTAAAGGATCTAGGCCCAGCACTCTACAGTAGAAAACAGCCTGTAAATGATAGGCAAACTTCTTAACATCTGATCTAAATGCTCTGGGACTATTGTCTTGACATGTTTTGATGTCTGCGATCATCCCAGTCTCAGGATTATACACATCTGGTCTAGCTTTGATCTGTACGCCATCGATCTCTGAGTAGTGAGAGATCTCTCTCTCGCCTTTTAGTAGATCAAGTACTTTATCATCGCCTAAAGCATTGTGAGTAATTTTCTTAACGATCTGCATTTGCTCTGGAGTGATAATGACCTTACCTTGAGATTTGAGGAGTACTTTTTGATACTCCTCTTTTCCCTCTTTTGTACGCCTGTCGATCTTAGGCATTACATAGATCTGATCATTAAACTCCTCTGGCTCTAGAATCATAGTGTGTACAGCTGTCCCTAAATCCATAGATGCTGTAGAGTCCCACTCCTTATTAATAGCGTGATATACGCTCTTTTTCCAAATCTCCTTGAAAGTGCTGGAGCTTACAGCTGGATGGCTGTGATATTCACTATTAGTGTCTTTTTTGGCTAACATAATCTAGAAAGGTAAATCGTTATCATCTATTGAAGTGTCACTAATTACCTCTCCTGTAGATAGAGGAGCTGCTTTAGGATAGGGACTATCCACTTGCTTAGCATTATCTGGTTTCCATGTGTTTAGCACAGCATAAGGCTTGCCAGATTTACCTCTTAGGATGTCTACATTGATCCATCCTCTGTAGTTTTTGTGCTTCTCTAAAAAGGCTGTAAACAGCTCAGCGTTAAATCCCATCTTTGCGATCACAAAGTCTGGACCATTTTGAGGTACATCTACTGATACTCCCTCTGGAAAAATTTTCTCTTGTTGCATGATTAAAAATTAAATTTAGAATTAATTACTTCTCTGTATTGGCGCTTCATTTTATACATGCTCAGCACCTTTTGAGCCTGTTCCTTTGTTCCTTTTAATACTTTCTGGAGCTGTGCCTCAGTAAGCCATTGATCATTTTGCTGCTGATGGATCGCATTTGCTACCTCCTCAGCGCTAGCTATAGAGGTATCGATCCCTATGCCTAAGTAGCCTAAAGCTCGCCCTAGTGCAGAGGTAAATCCATTCTCTAAAAAGCTGGTTTGATTAATGTGAGAGCTGTCTCTCTTTTCATGAGCATGAGCAGAGGCCATCACTGTACCCTCTGGACTCTTGATCGAGATCTTAAAGATCCCCTCATCGCTGTCTACTTTGACTAGAGTCTCCTCGATAGTCCAATTCTTAAACTGAGGATCTGTCCTAAAATGGATCAGTCGCTCATTGACTGTGATGTAGTCTTTTCCCTTAATTTGGATTTTTTTCATAGTGCTATTTGGTTTAAATTAAAGCCTAACTCATCGAAAACTTTTAGATCACCCAGAGTCATACGATCTGGATTTTCTAACTTCCTTTTTAAAGTTTGCACAGTGATGCCTAACGCCTGAGCTACATCTGATCTTTTCAGATTTAAGCGCTTACATTCATTGACAAACCTAAATTCAAATTCTGTCATTTTTTACATTTTTTGTAAAACTAATAAATAAATCACGATTTTACAAGTACAAAAACCTCTCCCCAGCCAGAAAAATTCTAGTCAGAGAGAGGTAGCAAACAAGGAAAAGCAGAGAGTTCTAAGGTAGCAGATCGTGATCGCCTACATACCTTGTAGTCATTGAGACATTATCGTCTTGATTAGGTAAATGAAACTCTATCTCATATACCCCAGATTTTGCACTGTATTTAAGCCTATCGATCATACCTCCTACTTTGGTCTGAAAACCAGAGAAGTTGATCCAGATCTTATGATAAGGCTGTATCAGATCAGTGACACCATCCAGCATCTTACAGCTGATTGAGTATCTCTGTAAATGTACTCTATTATCATTTAGCATAGACTGAGCATGGATCTTGTTGATCGAGTTATAATCGAGTCCAGTTCCAGAAGTGTCTACCATTCTAGGCGTTCTATGTTGAATACCTCCAAAGCCAAAGACTCTAGTATAAAATGGCGCATTAAATTCTAAGCTCTTTGATGAGTTTCGTCTGTTTACGCCTATGACATAGTGTTCAGTGTTTCTATCGATATCAGTCTGGCCTTGTTGAGCAAATCGATCCAGTACTACCCTGTCGATATAAAATACGCTATTCGCCTGAGCATTGGTGATCTTAGGTTTAAGGATCACTACTCTGTATCGCTGTTTTTTGACATAAGCTCCAGAGGTATCAGTAGCTGCTGCGATTGTTTTATTTAGCTCTTGCCATGAGTTATTTTGTGATCCAGTAAAGGTCTCAGAGTGTACCACTACGCTAGACTCATTGGTATAGCTGGTCCATGCAGATCCAGTCCAGTATTCTGTAGATGTACTACCTCCAGAAAACTCATTCTGGCGCATGAGCGCATAGTATATCGTGATATCTGAGGTATCACTTACAGCATCTGATTGATGATAGAAACTGATCCTCAAATACGAGTCTTTGACTAGATAGTACTGGTAGTCACCATCAAATCCAGAATCTAGGATCTTATCTGTTGCTAGAGCTGGAGTTCCAGTTGTGATCCATGACTGTGTCTTGATCGAGTAGTTTCCAGACAGTACTCTGGACTGATTGATATAGTCAGTGTATGGAGCAGCTAGATTGATGTAGTCGCTATAGTAGGTATTATTAAATAGTACCCCTCCATATTTAAGCTCAAAGGATGGATCATTATTTAGGTTATTCGCCCAGATCTCAAACTCTCCCATGTTTCTAAAGGATGGAGTGTACTTGTTCACTTTAGCATTGATCTGTACCCTGTCTACTGGCGTTTCATATCGTACACTCAGATCATTTTTTAGTGCTTTGTACTGTGTAGGGATGATCTTTAAGACATTGACTGTCTCAGAGCTGTCATAGATCCCACCAGAGATATAGTTCTCAAATACTACCTCTGACTCTCCTGTGTCGATCAAACTCTGATTTTCATAATCATTATAGTCAGATGTGATCGTACCAGCTACTATCGCATCGTCTGTAGCTTTATCAGTATAGAGTGCATTTGGGATCATGTACCACTTTTCCTGAGCATAGAATAGTCTGGCATTAAACGCCTTTAAGGTATTTACCAGATAGTCATANACATTGTCTCCTATAAGATCAAAGCCTCCAGTGTATAGATAGGCATGCTGGATCTTGTGCAAGTATTCCCAGTCTCCAGTAGGAGTGTCTCCAAATCTATAGTCTAGTATCTCTATTGGCTGGTTTACTCTGATCCCTATGCCATAAGGTAGAAAGCCTAAAATGTTATATAGGTACTGGATCGTGTCGCTTTTAGGAGTAACTGTAGCAGTACCCTGACTAGTAGATATGTTTTTTAGTGTAGCCAGCATATCAGTTGCCACTAGCTGATACTTCTGAGGCGTACTAGAGATATTTTCTTTGTACTCTGCATTGGATAGATATCCTCTCCAGTAAAGCTCCATAATAGGCTCATCAAACTCATCTACTCCATTCTGGACATACAGCTCCACTGGAAAAGTNCTGGAGCTATTTGTACTGAGGATCTCCTGTACATCGATCACATTAGAGCTGCCATCATTAAGCANATTGATCTCNAGTCTGGATGACATGATGTTATTGTAGATNTCATCAGAATTNTCCCAGATCAGTACAGCTGGCTCTACATCGCCTAGTATGTTATTATCATCCTCTGTGATTGTAGGCGTGTGATACAGCTTGTATATAGATAGCCTATGCTTTCTACTAGTAGATGCTGATCCAGATGCATGTACATCTGAAAAATTTAAGTTATAAAGAAGTCCAGCGTTTGGTATTGGCATATTATAAGAAATTACCTCGTTGCTTATTAGCTCTTTCAAGTGCTACCACTAGATCCTGACCTTGTACTCTAAACTCTCCAGAGACATTGACATTACCTTGTGATCCACCTATTAAGTTTTTAAGACGATCCAGAGGAGCTACTACTTCTGGATTTGATTTAGCTCCAGCGTATTCACCCATGAGTCCTAGAGTTGGTCCAGAGATGATACCACCATTTGCAAAGGCCTTAACTCCCTCAGATGCTTTCTGCATCCTATTTTTAAAGTATGTTCCTAGTCCTACTAAAGCTACACCAGCAGCAATAGCCACAGCTGGATTCAGGCTCTCTAAAGCCTTTTTAATACCAGCAATAGCAGCACCAATTTTGATAGCTGCTTTACCTACATCGATCAGTAGCTGTGAGAAAGCGCCTCCTAGCACTTCTCCCATGTTACCACCCAGACTACCTATGCCACTCATAGCGTTTCCTAGAGCCTCTCCTAGACCAGTTAAAGCTCCAGCAGCAGCCTCAGATAGTAAGGCACTTAATTGATCAAACTCCTCTGTTGCTTCTTTGGTGACATCTTTGATCTCTCTAAAAGCATCAGCTGTGTCTCTTACATGATTAGCGAAAGACTTTTGACTAGCCTCTCCAGCAGCATTCGCATAGATCAGATTGGTATCAGCAGCGATCAGATCATCTACAGCTTTAGCCTGTGCATTAGCAGCAGCTACCATAGGATCAGTATCTACTTCTCTGATAGTTGGCATTTTAACCTTATCTCCTCTACCAAAAGGTAGCGATGGAGCTGCCAGACCAGACATACCTCCAAAAGCCTTATCAGCAGCTTCTCTAGCTGCTTTACTTTCTTTGGCAAGTTTCGCCATTGGTTTAACTGCACTATTGATTGACAGTGCAAATACTCCAAATGGATCAGCTACATTACCATAGTTCTCAAGTACCTTGAACATGCGCTCAAAAAAGTTGAGATTTGGCGCTATGGCTTTAGTGATCATGTCTAAGGCATTTACAGCTAATAGAATACCCTGTACCACTACATTCATACCTATGAGCCTAAGACCTTTAGCAAGTACTTTAGCTCCTTTAGCAGCTACACTAGCTACTTTGCTTAGTCCAGCGATTCCTGTAAGTACCAGAGGCACTATACCACTGACCAGTACTAGATTTGAATAAAATCGTCTAGTCTCTGGATTCATATCCTTAAATGACTCAGTCAGTTTCTGGATATTCTCTGTAAGATTCTTAGTGTTATTGACTAGATCATAGTCCTCTATTAGAGCTTTACCCAGCTCAGCAAATGCGATATTTACATTATCCTGTAGTGTACTGGCGAGTCCAGAAAGAGTAGTAGAGAGCTTTTTCATACCACCCTCAAATTTTCCACCTTCACTAGTAGCATCTTTAAACGCCTTTAGTAAGACATCAAATGTCACAGCTCCCTCAGAGACCAGCTCTTTGATCTCCTCTTTAGCTACACCCATTGACTCAGCTAATAGATCGATAATAGGTACTCCATTATTTACTAACTGTAGTAAATCCTGTCCCATTAATCTACCAGCAGCAGCAGCCTGACCAAAGGCCACAGTGATCCCTTGCATATCTCCACCAGAGACAGCAGCGATATCACCAATAGCTTTAAGAGATTGAAATGCTACATCAGAGCTGACTCCAAATCCTAACAGTGTATTATTCGCCTTGACCAGCTCATCTAATTGGAAAGGAGTAGCAGCAGAAAACTTAACTAGTCGCTCAAAAGATTTAGCTCCTTTAGCAGCAGATCCCTCAAGTACATTAAGCTGCATCTGTAGCTTTTCAAAGTTTGCAGCAGTCTTAAGAGCTTTAGCTCCAGCTAACCCTATAGGTACTGTGATTGATGCTGTTAGTCCAGCTCCAATTTTTCCTAGTTCGTTACCAAATGAGTCAAGCCTTTTCTCAGCTCTAGACATCGATTGCTCAAACTTCTTGAGTTCAGCAGATATGATGACTCTTAGATTAGTGTCAGCCA